TTTAAGTCCGGCGTGTCTACCAATTCCACCACCGAGGCATTATAATTACTAATAAATCAAAGAACTCTCCACATTCTAGTTTTTCTCAAACTTCTGAGCCAAATTGGAATTGTTATACTAACTAATTTCCATTTTAATCTCTTTATCAAATCGCTAGTTGTTTTGTTAATTTACTATTATTATACTAGATATTATATCCAAGTTTCAAAATTTGGGAATTAATATTCCATATTTTCAGCTATAATAGATTTACCTCTACGAATACGGTTTTTAATGGTCTGAAGAGGCAGATTATGTTTTTTTGCAATATCTTCATACTTCATGTTATTTAGTAAACGATCTTCGATAATCTCACGATACATTGGCTTTAGATTATTGATATTAGAAAGTGCAAGTTCATATCTAGCCTGTAGATTATCATCTTCTTCATACCAATCTGCTTCTGATTTGAACTCGCGTTCAACTAAAAGATCTTTAGCCGATGTATGTGCGTATTGATCTGAGATTTCAATACCGTATTCTTTCATAGCATCTATGCTATATTTACTATTTCTTTGACGAATCCAACCTAAACACTCATTAAAGGCGATTCTATAAAGCCATGTCGTAATTTGATAAGATGGATCGTATTGATCAATCTTAGTCCACATCTTAGTCAGAGTATTAGTTAAGATGTCATCCGTGGCTTCTGAGTCTTTAACTACATTGGCAATATAGTTTTTAAGTCCTGGTTTTACACGCTTATAGAGTGCGTTGTAATCTTTTTCTGATTTACTCTTAACAAAATTTTCTGATAATTCGCGGTAACTAAGTTGTTTTGGCATATGATTCTTTTTAAGTTTTAATTATAATGCTAATATAACACTTTTTATTGAAAGGGGAAAGTGTTTTAACCTTTATTTTCAAAAGTTACGAACAATTAGTAAAATAAACTCATTGCTGATTCTAATCCCCTTTTAGTTGCTAAGTGCACAGAGTCTAATTTAACTGTTAAGTTTTCAGAATCTTTATACTCTTTAATAGCTTGTCTTTTTGCCCCTGGCAAAGTTTTAGCCCAAACAGTATTCCATCCACCTTCTTCGAAGGTAAACATATATTGTTTTTTTAATAATACTTTAGGAATTCTAGATTTAGCTTCTACAAAGCCGCTTGAATTTATTTGATTTAAAATTTCTACAGCGCTATTATATTTAACGCCAGCGCCTGTTAGATTTTTAATGTAATCTTCTAAGGCTGATTTTAAAACTAATTCTTGTTGTTTGTTGATTTTTACTTGCATTGACTTTCTGTTTTTAATTACTCTACTAATATACCAAAAAACTTTGACATAAAAAAATTATTGGCAAAGTTTTTTTTAAAAAAGTGAAAAATAATTAGAAATCAGAGAAAATACCTATGAGTTTTTCTAACTCTTGTGGCTTATTAGCCCATAAATCAGTAGAAGTATTAATAATCCTCTTTTTTGGATCTGATTTAAATTTGTTATTTGGATATCCTATAATAGACCATGTCTTTTTAGGCTTATTAGGCCAAGCTCCCAGTGGCCAATACGATATCACTGCATTGAGATCTTTAAGTTCTTCGACACACCTGACAATAGAACATCTTTCTGGTAGCATGCCTTTCTCATTTAGTAAAGTGATAGCAGAGTCAAAGTCTCCTTGTATGAATTTAATTGTACCATTTAATCTTGTAATAGAATCCTGTGCAGTTTTAGGGTCATGTGCAAAGTTACCTAAATGATACACTAAGTCATCATTGGTGACCGTTTCATTCCATTTATTAATTAGATCATTTGTCATCTGATCTACATTTTCATGTGGTCTTTTATATTTACTTAAAGCTCCTGGTCTACCTAGTTGTAGATTAGATGTTACGAATATTTTCATGGTAAATTAATCCGGTTTTTGTTACTTAAAAAAATAACAATAAAACAGTAGATATTTTCCACTGTTTTATTGTTTTATAAAAATAATTGAATCTTATTTTGTAGATTCATTTGTTTCTGTTTCTAGCTCAGGAGATACTACTTCAACACCTTCTAGTGCTTCTAATTGAGCATCTACCTCTGCTAATTCAGTATGCAAATCATTAAGAGTTGAATTTAATTCACTCAATTCTTGCATTGCAACACCCACGGCTTCACCGATTTGAGTTAACATAGTGATAAATCTACGTGCATTTTCAATACCTGTTCCTTCTACGTTAAGAAGCGCTTGATAAAGTGCATTTAATTCATGACCTCTTAGAGAAATAACAGGCTCTGATTCAGCTGTCAAAGATTTACCCTGTGTCTTAAATTGATCATATAAAGAAACTACAACTGCTGCATTTTGAGTTTTCCAAGTATAACCTTTATTAAGGTGATCTTGTACAGTTTTAATAGATTTAACATTGTCAAATGTAATTTCAAATCTTTTTTCTGCTGCTTCTGTTTGCATTGCATCGATTTCAATTGCCAATTCTGATTGACGTGCCTTTAGTTTTGTGTTCATATTTAATTTTTGTTTAATTTACTTATTATTTATCTTGGTTAAAAATCTGCGTTTTTTATCTTAATATCGTAGTCAGAAAATCCTGTGAACTGTTCATCATCAGTATTCATTCTTCTCATGATACTGTCGTTTACATCATTTCTTCTATTAAGTCTTTCTATTCTAGTCATGCGATCTACATCTAAATAGATAACAACACATTGATCTCTGTATTGTTTAGGTAACATGTCTAATCCATCTTTACTCATGATCATTACATCTGCGGTATCAAAATCTTCTTCTGTTTGACCATAAAACCAACCATTGAATTCCATATATTCAATAAATTTATTCTGATCGATCATTTCTTCGAATTCAGATCTATCTATAAAGTGATAGTCAATACCATCTTTTTCATTTCTTCTCGGTGCTCGAGTAGTATGACTTACACCAATTTTAAAATTCTTAGACTTTAATCTATTTTTCAAAAAGTCTTTGCCTGCGGCTGCTTTACCTACGAGTATTAATTTCATGTAATTTATATAGAGGTTTTTGGTTTTGTTTATTTAAAAAGTCTATTAGTTATAGCAAGTCCAATTTTTTGTAATGTAGATGGTTTTGTTCCCCATAAAATATTTTCTTGTAAACTTGATGACCAACGATACATAGGCGTTGCCAAGAATAAGAAGTCCCAATTGTCAATGGTAAACTCTTTTACGTTTCCGCCATTAGGTAGTCTAAACTCTATAGACAATAATGAATATGGCCTAAAATCTTTTACTATTTCAAAGAATGTAAATCCCCAGCAACCATCACCGTCATGTAAAAAGATATCTAATAGATTGAACTTAATATTCCATCTGCGAGTTCTCCATGCTATTTTTTGTAATAATCCCATTATGCTTCTAATTTATGTAAGTCTGTTAGTAATATAGAATATACTTCTTCGCATGATTCTTTATAGAACACATCAGTGAAGTCTTTCATGTTGTCATACTTAGAGTATAGATATTGTCCAAATCTCAAATCTTGTTCATTTCTACCATCACCATGTTCAATGGACCATGATAGGTATTCTCCGTTTAATCTTGAATAGTTTAATTCCATTTTATTCTTTACAATTACATGTTCCATTTGTACTACAATTACCTGTGCACTTTTTAGGTTCCGGTGGTGTCACCGGAGGTGTTGAAGATTTATTCCACATATCATCCCAAAATACCATATCATCTCCCATTTTCTACTATATAAGTTGTTTCTACTTCTGGATCCTCTATTACTTGAATTATCTGTGGTTTATTAGCTCCGTTTGATTGTAAGATGCTGCAGACTCTATTATATACAGACTTAGGTATACAACCATTAACACCGGAACTAAGATCACCAGGTACGTCTAAAATGCTTTCAATGTATTTGTATATAAAGTCAGATTCAGTCATATTATTATTAATCAAATTCATCAAATTCATCAAATTCATCTAGATCGTCTAGATTTCCCATTCTTTTAGGATTAAAATAGTTTTCTTCAAATCTCTGTTTCTTTTTTTTGAAATGGATTTTCCGTTTTCTATCTTCTGGATTATGTTCCCCACGCGGTGATTTGCGCTTCTTCATTTTAATGTAATTTGGTTATTCTTTTTTATCTCCGGGCCATTTAGTATCCGAATATTCAAATGGCATTTTATTATAAGTGGTTCCAGTTGTATACCAAAAAGGTGTGCCAGGTGGAACATCTCCAGGCGTGAAAGGCGGTTGATAAGGACTAGTTGGAAACAATGGTGCTGGTGGTATCATCGGAAAAGATGGTTGATATGATTCTTGTCCGTCTTTTAATAAGATAACAGCTTCTTGAACCGAAATAATACCATCTTCTCTTAGAAGTGCAACTGTACTTGTTTTTTCAAGCCTATCATTTAATAGTGAATCTGCCATATTTATAGTAATATGCCCTTGTGTAAGTAATCTTTCGACTATTTGATCTTTCATTGTTTAGTATATTTGTACTTTATATATGACCCGTTTTATTTGTTTCAAAAAAAATGCAACCGAAGTTGCATTTTTATATTCTTTAGTCGAAGGTTTAATTTATTTTGTTTTTACTAGTTTATCTACAAGCGCAGTATTGTCATTAAATCTGGTATTAATGTCTGCGATGTGCTTGGAGATACCATCTGCCATTTTGTCTGTGCGAGAATCAATATAAGCATATAACTTATTCATCTCATCACTTGTGTGATCGTGTAATGTATTACTAACTTTATTAAACCTATCAATTTCTTGATCGATTCTGCGGTCTAACATTTCGTTATCTCTGTGAATTTCACGTTCTAGTTCATTGATAACGTTTTGTAAATCTTCAATTTCTGTATACAAATCCTTGATCTGTACACGAGTCTTAAACATACCGTAAACACCAGCTAAAGCTAGCACTGACAATACACCTAAAACGAATGCAATTGTTTGTTCCATAATTTATTTTGTTTTTATTTACTCGACTAAAGAAGTATCTTCGCTATGAATTTTTTCAAACTCATATTTACCTTTAATAAATTGATTGAGAGCTTTACCTTGAGATTCTGCAAGATTAAATAAATTCCAATCAGCAGCTTCAACATCTTTATATAGATATGAACCATGATTGAAATGTACTAATAGAGTCTTATGCTCATAATTATATGCAGCTGACTTAAGTGTAGAGCTATTGTAATGTGAATGTGTTGATGTAATCATATTAAATGTATTTAAACATTATATGATCTACTAGAATAATGTTTCAATTAACGGCCTCCACCTAGTCCATCTTCTTTAATTGCATCAATAGATTTACGATCTAAACTTACAACCATTTTAGATGGGAATTGGATTTTAGGTGCAGGTGAACTTGAACCGCCTGAATTACTACCGAACATACTAGAAACTGCATTACCTACTTTTTCTATAACACTTGCATTTTGTTCTCCGGCTTCGCCTGTTGCGTCTTTAAATTCTTGTAGAATATCTGCTAAGTTTTGCATCGCCTCTTCTAGTGATTCACCCATTTGTGCTAATATATCAGCTGGCTCTCCGCCATCGGCCAATATAGCAAGTGCTTCGAACATTGTTCTTGCTTCGGTTAACTTAGCTAAGTCCATTGAATTAATTGCACTGCTAATTGTAGGGAATGCGCTTCCAGTAGCTGTCATGTTACTTCCTATTGCGTTCCATAATTCTGTTTGTGCATGATAACCTGCAACTGGTCTTATCATACTAACTTTACCAACGAACATACCCTTAAATACTTCTAACGTTTCTATATTAGTTCCATTAATAGCACCTGAAATAGCTTGAGCACCCTTGCCCATTTTTTCATAACCATATCCTACCGCTAAAAATAATTTTGATCTGCTATTCAATACTTCTGTTCCGACATCCATTCTACCACCGTATACAGCTGTAAATTCATCTAATTGTTCAGCGCTTACCGTATTAATTGATCCTATGATCATTGGAATGGCCACTGCCATTCTCATATATGATGTTGTTAAGCCTTTTAAGAATTTTGTCTTAGTTTCAAATAACTCTGCCGGAGATTCACCTCCAAAAATAGATGCAAATGATTTTGCTTTGTCTACTGTAAATGTTGCAATAGCAGTAATGATCTGTGGAATTGCCCAACCCAATTTAGCGTATGTGCCTCCTATGGTTGCTATTAAATTCTTTTTCGCATTAATAATTCCCATATCTTGTCCACCTACATCAGTGATCGATGATATGATAGCGGTTACTTTTTCTTTTACATCTTGAGCGTCGGTGATTTTAGAAGTAATTTTAACAACATTATCAACTACTGATGCCAATGTCGTATAAGGTTCTCCTAATTGTAACGCTATTTCTACACCCTTTTCAAAGTTAGATGAAGAGAACCATCCACCACCATCACCAACACCAGACTTACCAACTTCTTCAAAGACTCCAGCTAAACCTATAATAAGAGCTTTAGTGTTTTTAGATAGTTTTTTAACTAATGTGCCTACGTTACCGATTGATTTAAAGCCCGTTGGGTTACCATCTTTATCATACCCTGTTGGGAATTTAAGATTAGCCATGGATTGTACGCCGTTTGCTAAATTATAGAGAGGTGTACCCATTTTTTTAACAACATCAATACCTTTCTCATATGGAGAACTACTAAACCATGAACTACCTTTAGCTGCGTCAGACGATCCAACCTCTGCGAATACAGAACTTAAACCTGCTACTAATAATTGTGTATTCTTTATTAAACCTGGAACTACAGTACCAATATCTATTGTTTCGTAGCCAGTTGGATTGCCATCTTTATCAAATCCCGTTGGGAATTTAAGATTAGCCATAGCTTGTACACCTTTTGCAATCCCGGTGAGTGCTTTACCCATTCCACCGACAGCTGAAATACCCATAGCAACTACTGATTGTCCACTAGTATTACCTGTTAATGCAGATAATAATGAAGAACCTCCACCTGGATATTTTTTTCCAACTTCTGCAAAAGTATCGGCTAAACCGCTTACTATAAAACTAACATTTTGCTTTAATGCTGGTAGATCAGCATCTTCAGCTATACTGGAAAATGCTCTAATACCTGCGACTATACCAACTAATGCTGCTCCAGCTAATATCAACATAGGTGCTCCCATTGCAATACCTGCGACAGAAAGTGGTCCTAATGACATACCATCTGCGATTGCATCCATCGCAACCTCAAAGTTAGTTTTCTTACCTCCGAAGAAGCCTTTTTCTCCAGACCAGTTAAATGGTTTATTACCTTTTTTATCAATACTACCTAAAGTGGCAAAGTCTATTTTACTAATTGCTAATAGACCTAAACCTATTGCTATTGTAGCTACACCCGCCACTAACATTGCAGCTGAACCTATTAATATAAATGGTGCTGCTAAACCTGCTGCGGCCATTGCTACTGCAAGACCTGCAATAACTCCACCCATTACAAGTACTTTCTCTGTTGTTAGGTTTTCAGTTGCTTTTGCAAGTGCAGCAACTCCAAGCGCAATAGGTAATAAAGCTAAACCTGCTAGTGCCATAGCTGCCGAACCTAACGCTATAGACAATGGAACTGGTCCAATACCAGCAACTCCCATCGCTACAGCTAATCCAACAATCACAGCTGCCATCATACCTAAATTACCCCAAGAAATACCGTCTATTGCTTTTTTCATTGCATAGACACCTATTGCTATTACTATCATTGCGCCACCCGCAAACATCATCGCTATTGAGCCCTTCTTAATAAACTTTTCGCCAACGCCAGCAAGTGCAAAAACTGCAGCAACTGCGCCTAATACAACTAAAACACCAAAGGTTTGAAGAGCATTCTCTGCATCGACCGGGCCTATCAATAATTTAGCTAAGAAAATTGCTACTGCAACCGCTAAAATTGCTCCCGCAGCATACATTAATATAGTTGCACCCTTTGTAGTACTCTTACCTAATACTTTATCAACTACATAGAATGCGAGGGCAACAGTACCGACTAATAGTAATACTTTACCTACTTCATCCCATCCTAATGTAGAAATAATAAGAGAAGATAACACCAATGAAACTGCTACTGATAAAATAGCCATAGATGCAGTTATAAGCGCCCTACTAGTCTTTCTCATTGCTTTATCGACTTGCATCTTATCTATTAACCAGAATACTCCAGCTAATGTAAGAATTATCAATGAAGCTGTGGCTAAGCCATATAGAATAGGTTGTGTTAAAAGTCCAATTAATATCAAACCGACTGAAAGACCTAATAATGCCAATGACAAGGTTTTTAGAGTTTTGGCCATTTTATTTAAACTCTTACCTATTTTCATTTTATCTAAGAGCATACCCAATAAACCAAAGCCTAATAAAATAGCTCCGGCGACCAATAGACCCTTTAAAATATAAGGTGCTAGAAGTGACATTAAGACTAAACTAGCTGACATTATTAATAATGCCTTACCCACGTCTCCGAGTACAAGAATCTTCTTAAGTGCCTTTTTATCTAATTTCTCAGTGGCCCACAATAGACCCTGTATCATAAGTTTTAATAATGGAACCCAGATAATGGCTCCAATACCAGCTAATAGTAATAATGGAGTAGCCAATATCATAGTGGCTGCAAATTTAAGGATTGAATATCCTACATCGGCTAAAGATAAAAGACCATTTGTCAAGGCTTCCATCTTTAATTTAAGTTCTTTGCCGTCTGGTGCTCTATCTAAAGCATCAATAATGACACCTAAACCAAGTCCAATAGGTTTTAATGCTCCCGCAGTAATTCTAAGGACTAGAGCCTCTTTAGCAGAAACGCTACCCTTGCCTTTTCCACCCGATTGAAGAGCTTTGACAAGCTCATCCATTTTTTCATATAAATCACCACCCATTGAGACCGAAGCTGCAGTTTGGCCAGTGTTTATTGCGATTTGATCTAGTGATTTATTACCAGCTCCCATTCTTTCGAATGCGTTTGCCAAAAATGGTGGTATTAATGCTGCCAACTCAATTGTGTGTATTTTTTAATATAAGACAAACGCTACCATGTGTAGCGTTTGTCTATACTCTTTATATATCTTTAAAATTTAGGCATCTTCATTGAAGGTGCTTTCATTTGTGGGATCTTAGGCATCGCAGGCGTTTTATACTTAGAACTCATTTGATTCTGTTGTTGTGCCTGTTGTTCTTCTTGATCCTTATTCTGATTATTCTTCTCTTTAATGTAATCCGACAGGTTCTTAACATAATACCAATACTCGTAGTAGTATAAATTTTCAACTTCTGAAGGTTGCATTCTGAGATGTATACCCAGATAGAACTTAGTCTTAAAGTAATTCTCCAGCGAGATCTGAAATAATGAAAAGACTTTTGATGCCACCTGGGAAATCAAGAGGGGCTTTCGCGATCTCCCCTTCGTATTCCATTTCAAGTGTTGTTTCAACTCCAATTTTCATTTTCTCAGCAAGTCTATAGATAACCATAAACTTATTTTGATCCCATGATTTGTAATCAACTTCTAAGTTAAAGATTTTAGGTAGATTTACTTGTCTCCAATCTGGTGTGATATAAGGTAGAACTTGGATAAAGGCTTTATCAAACTCAACCTCTTTTTCTTGACGATCCTTTAGGTATTTAGTAATTTCTTGCATAACACCGATTGAAGGCGGACGCATTCTAACTTCACCAGCAGATCTAGTCTTAATAACATACGTTCTCTCTTTTGAACTATAGTATGCCTCGATTTCATTAGGAACTTGTGTAGCTACTAAATATCTAGATGATAATTCAATATCAACTGCTTGTTTGGTGTGTTCAGTTTTACCCTTAAGAATCAATTTGTTTTCTGGTTCAGGGAAAGTAAGATCTCTAATAGCCAATAGAATTACAATTCTATCTTCTTCTAAAATATCTTTGTAAGACATTCTTTTTTCATCCACCGTTAATTGAGTACACATTTCTACAATGTGATTCAATTTCTCTTCCATGTCAATATAGTTGTTTTCGTCCATAGTAGAAAAATGTCTAATCTCAGCAGCTCTTGCAGATCTAATCTTAATTACTGTACCATTAGGGTAAAATTTACCTTTAGATGGTAATTCTTCTTGATCTAGAACCATCCATCCTAAGAATTGGTCTGCAGACTTTTCTGGTCTTGCTTGTCCAAAATTGTCCATATTGACTTTACCCAATCCGTTAGATTCAACTGCGCTCAACATTTCTACTGAAACATCTTCAACTGTCGAATCATTAGAAGTCTGTGGATTATTAATTTGATCCCTAGCGTCTAGCATTGCTTTTGCAGCTTCTTCTTTTTTGTTTAATTCTTCGCTCATTGTTTTTTGTTATTTAAGTTTTTTACTTTTGTTTTAATATATGATTGCTGTTCACTTGATTTTAAACTTAATTCTTTTTTAATTAAGTCTCTAATCCATGCACTAACAGAAACCGGCCTAGTCTCAGTTTCTACTGCGTCGTTTAAGATGCAGCGATTAACATCGGCCACTTCATCTTCTGTGAGAAGAACTTGAAGTTTTTTTGTTAACTTGTGGTTATTCATAATATTTGTGTATGTTAATAATATATTATATTTATCTTGCAAAAAATAAGAAGATATCGTTAGATACCTTCTTATTAGTAGTGTGTGTTGATTAGTTTACTTCTTCAGCGTATACATCAGATCTCCAAGTGATCTCTAATGTTTGTACGTCTGCAGCTGAATAATCTAATGCATCCGTAAATCCAAGTCCTGAAGTGATGAAACAATCATCTAATGTGATTTTTCTAAAAATATCACCTTCTCTGTTAAATTGTACGATAACAATAGTTCCTACGTAATTCTTTTTCAAGCCCATTTCACCAGTTTCTGGATTATATTGTGCTCTGTACCATTGTCTCATAGTTTTGTATAAGTATGCTTGGTTAGAATCGTTTAGGTTCAATGAAAAGTTAACAGTTACGTCGATTGAAGTATTGTCTACCATACCAGCGAATGATCTAGTAGCAAATTTATACTTTTGCTCGATTGCAGCAACTTCTTTATGTAAACCTGCAAGACCTGAAATTGAATTTACATGTTGTAATAACAATTCTTGACCCGAAACACCACCGGGAGGTAAAATTGTCACCTCGAACAGGTTAGCCTGTACTGGTTCAAAGTTCTTGCCCTTCTTCTGTGTTTGATCTTCTGAATAATGTGGTAAAGCCATAATTTGTATGTGTTTATTTTATATATCTTATTTTGTTATGCAAAGTTTCCGGTTGCAATTTCACCCGTGTTCAAGATAGTTACTCTCGATACTAAGATCTCAAGACCTTTAACTGGCTCAACAAATGTATCTAAAATACCCATATTATTATCGATTACTTCGTTAGTGTTGTTTGTTCCGTCCATAACGTTTCTATAGTCGTATACACCTCCGTCTTTCTTCACTGATTCCATAAATGAGTCAGCTAAAGTTTTAATCTCTAATCTTGTTTGAGCATTGTTAAACTCGAATAAGTAGTTTTTCAAGATTTCTGCTAAACCATCTTCAATGTAGATCATTGCTTCTCTTACGTGAGCTGAAGACAATGCTGATTGAACTGATTGTTGTGCAGTCTTATTACCTTTGATAGTCAAACCAACGCCTCTTTCGAATACGATTGGGTTGATACCGAATGGCTCTAAGTAATCTCTATCGTTCTTATCGAATGCAAATTCTAGACCTTGTACACCTGTACCACCTACAACACCTCTTCTTGGTCCTGCGATGATAGACCATGGTAATGCGTCTAAATATTTATCGATATAGTTGTTTGATATGTAAGCCGCTGGTGGAATAACTTTAGTTCTACCATTTTCTAATACATTAAGACCTGGTGAGTAGTAGAAACCGAAGTTTGCACCCTCGTTGATAGATGGTAATGAGTAGACTGCAGTAGGGTTAAGTTCTAAGTTACCGCCCGTTGCAACTAATCTAGTTTCGAATGATCCAGTATTAGCATCTTTAAATGAAGGGTTAGTAGCTGCTTTAAATTCTTTCACCATTGGTGCGTTAAGAATCGCAGAAGCATTTTGTCTTTCTTTACAAAGTTGAGTAATTTCTTCTTTGTTAAGAATACCTCCATTTTCTAATGATCCAAATGTATCAACAACATATCTGAATGTGATTGCGTCTTTGTCAATTAAAGTATTTGATAAACCATTACCTGGTTTCAACTGTGATAACAATTCAGCGATTGATTTTTCAGATTGTGTTGCAGCCGCTAATGGGAACATAGTGTATGTTGAAGTACTTTCTTCATATCTTTTAAGAGCATATCCTGGTCTTTCAGATACTGGTCTGTGACATTCAAATGTATATACGTTTGATTCGCCGACAACTGTCTTAATAATTCTTTTAATTCTTGCTAATTTACCTTCATCTGCTGGAATGTACATACCAACTGAAACTGATGTCCAATCAAATGTATCATCTTTTAATAAAGCGGATAATCTAAATTGACCAGCGCCGATTGGTAAGAATGAATAGTTATCTGTTTGTGTTGGTAACATAACTGCTCTTGAATTAGGCTCAATTGTAGTAAATTCAAATGTTGCAGATGCTTTTCTAGTGTATGCAGAGATAGAAGTAGCTGATGCAGTTGCATATGTTGAGCTAAATGATTTTCCTGCAGCCGGTGTGATTTTGATAACGTTTACTCCACCTAAATTAAATAATTCAGTAACTTGTGAAATTTTAACATGATCAATACCGTTTGATCCTAATAAGAAGTTACCCACGATTACGCTACCTGATGTAAGGAATTTACCAGCTGGATCTGATCCAACCACAGGTGCCGCGATATAAACATCTCCGTCAACGACTGTAATTTCTCCAGCATGGAATGTTGCAGCTAAACCTAATTCATAAGATTCAAATGTAGAAGCTTTAATAGCGCTTTCACATTCAATGATTACGTTAGCACCATCTTCATAAATTGCAGAAATAGGTGTAAATTCTCCATCGATTTCAGCTCTTAAGAATCCGCTTTCTGAAATACCTAATAAAGTTAATTCAGATAATGTTGCTCCTTCGATAGTTAATTCATTACCGTCTACTATCATTACTTTAGATAAAGATAATACATCTGGTGTAGCGTCTTGTTCAACTCTGTGAGAAAGAACTTTATAATCTTGATAGATGTCAAAGTTTTCACCCACGAAATCAATATTTTCTAAGGCATCTTCATTGATAGCACAGAATAAACCAGTTCTTCTAGCTTCCAAGTTAATTAAAGTCTCGATGTATAATTGACGACCTTCTTGATCTTGGAATTCAGGAATTACTGAACCTGTATATTGTGCTACTAAACTAACTTCTCTTAAAGCAGTAAATTTAGCTAATTGATCTCTGTGTAAACCATGCTCATTAAAGAATGAACCGTATGTTGGATCATTTTGTAATTTTTCAGAATCATAAGATCCTTTAAATACAAATACATCTACCATATAATCAGATACGTATTCTAAATCTTCAATACCATCTGGCACATTACCTTCACCGTACCATTCTCTTGCTGTCATTTCAAAACCAGCAGTATTAGCCGCTTGTCTTACGATAACAGAGATTGGTTCTTGCTTGATGTTAGAAAAAGTAATTGCGTTGTTTGATGTTTCGTCTGAATTTCCAGCAGCTTCTAATACTTCAATATCTGAAGGAACCCAGAATTTATCAGTATCGAAAATACTACTGTATTGTACAGATGCTGTTTTAGCTGATAAACCTTCTTCAGAAGAATTAGTTGCTGGAGAAACCATTGCAATTCTATCTTCAGCGTCTGCTGCTGTTAAGTTTAAAGCTAAGATCGGCCCTCTAGAAAGAGTTTCGATTGCTGATCTGTGGAAATACATTCCTTTCTTTTCTAAAGATTTATCAATACCACCAAAAACTTGAGTAAATTGCTCAATATTTTCAATGAATACTGGTGTGTTGTAAGGACCTTTTTTAGATCTACCAACAACCAATCTGATAGTTTCAGCCGGAATGTTCACTGTTTGTGATTTGTCAAACTCTAAGCGATATACGCCTGAGCTTTTGAACTGTAATAATTGAGGACTTAATGCCATAGTTGTTCTTATTTATTTTTTTTACTTTTATTATATATCTATTCTTCTTTCGAAATTTATTTATATCAGGTCATATATATCATATTGTAGATCTCCATCAGTTGTATTATCTTTATATAAAACTTTTTCCATTTCTAAATGCAAATCTGGATCAATAAAATCTAATAATTCTTCTATGTAGTCAGCGTAGTCTGTGGTGTTAAAGAATTCAGTAGAACTAATAACCGTCATAATCGTGTCATCATTTCCCATTTGAGCTCCATAACCACCTCTTGGTAAACCTCCAAATAAACTAGCTTCACTTATAGTAGTTTCATCTGTTATATCTATTCTATTTATTTTATAAAGCTTGGCAAAATTTTGACAAAATATAGCTTTATTATCAGATTTTATTTTAATACCTGGTTTTAGAGTTTTGGAATCATGTCTATGTTTAAACTTAACAATCATTTCATCATCAAAATCATTTTTCTGGGGAAACACAGATCTTAAGTATTGGAACAGTACGGACCCATATGTATTGTATTCTACAATTAATTTAACGTTTTCATTGTAAAAGATCTCACATGATAAAGTGTATAACACTTTTGCAAAATCTTCAATAACATGTTCATTTGATCTAAAAACACCCACCTGTTTTATTTTAAAGAAATCATACATTGCACCTGGATTTAGGGCGTTGACAATTTCTTCCTTGTTCATGGGCTCTACTTGAAATATATTGATTACTGAATAATCTCCACCATTTCCTTCAGCAATATCTACTGAAAATAACCAAAAATTCTCGGGGTCTTTTACAGATTCTATATCAAAGTTAGGATCCCACATTAAGAAATCCTTTGTGTCTATTGAAATATAATCGAATTCATCGAAATCATGATAAACATATTTTTGCATACGTTTACGCATTTTCTTAAGGTCAATAGGATCTAATAGTAGATTTGATGATGAAACGAATTCATTACCATACTGCCTATTAAACGCTTCAATAGAACCAAGATTTCCTAGTTCTCTTTGGTACCATGCGTCATCTCTATCGGGGTGTTCCCACCAATCGATACGCATTGCTGTATACTCATTTTCACCCCTGTCTGCTGCCGCATAGATTTGATAAAATTTGTTAAATCCGTTTGGTGTTGATGTAATAGTAATACGAGAGACCTTTGAAGCCGAAAGCGTTGGATAAACGTTTTCGTAAAAGGTATCTACAATAGTTGGGTGAATGTGAGCAAACTCATCTAAGTACAAATTATGAATAGTAAAACCGATACCTGCTTTAGCAGTAGTTGCTTGACCAACAAGTCTACAACCATTATCACACTTAACGTTCATGACGTCATATTTGACAATACCTGGTTTCATAAAAAATGGTACGTTCTCGACTACAACTTTAGCTTTATCAATAATCTCTTTAGTAGAATCTGATTTGTTGGCTAATAAAAGTGTGTTTTTATCAGTGTTAAATATTAAGTACCATGCATTGAATATAGATGCGGTCACTGTTTTACCCATTTGGCGAGATGCTAAAACAATATTAAACCTTTCGTCTTGAAAGTTTCTTAACATTCTCTTTTGATATTCCCTAAGTTTTACTTGTTGAATACCATTATCTGTCATTACTACTGCATATTTCTCTGCAAAGTATACGATATCTGTAGCACATCTGGCTAGTTCAGATATTTCTTCATCAGTATATTCAAATACAATATTACCTTTACGTAAAAAGTTTTTACCTTCATAAAATGGCATGGCAACTTTAGGTCTAAAACCTTGGTCCATTGCAACCATCAGATCATTTACTTGTTTAGTAGACCAAACAATTTTCTCTGATAGTACATCACCCTCTTCTTTGGGTATCCATTTATTATCTCCTACGTAATCGCTCATATATTAGTTATTCTTATAGGATTAAAGTCTAATGCATCTGTATCTGCATATACTGATGCATAATCATTGGAATCAATGAATTCATTTAATGTGCCTTTACTAAAGTCTAAAATCTCTTTTTTATATAAAATCCAATGATGCGTCATGATTTTGCCTAAATCGTTTTCATCATGTGCGTAATCTATAATTTCAATTTCACCAAAAACTGACTTGAATCCCTTTAGTTTGTTTGACTTAATTATACTGGAAACTTCTGATATAATACCTTGACAATCTCCTAGTGATTGGTTATCCAAGAAATCTTCCCAAATATCATGACCGTTTCCTGATAAAATTTCATCAATTATAAATTGAATATCTTTATCTAATTTATATTTCTCAAATAGTTTTACAAGTCCCATATTATTCTTCAGTAGATTCTTCTATATCTTCTATGTCATCAATTGGTGTATTTTTAATACCCGCTTGAATTGCAGCCATTAGGTCCTTTGTACCTCTTTGTAAGTTTTTATTTTCTTTATCACCACCGGATTGTTCAATCTCTCGAACATCATCTCTCTTTTTATAGATCTCAATATCACGTGCAATTCTTTTAGTAGATTCTTCAGAAGCCATCAAGTACATTGTTTGTGATTTAATGATATCTAACATTGATTTTTGTAATGTTGCAAGTACTTCAAACATTCTTGGAGCTAATTCACCGTCGTCAATCGTTTGTAAAAGTGTAGTTAAGGCTCTTTCTCCGGCTTGTAATTGATAGATCAATGAACTCATTGTCATTTCATCCATTTTCTTTTTAGCCTGAATATACTCATCGTTTTCAATAATATCTGCATCTAAATAAAATTTCATAAGTGCTGAAATTGTTTTAGTTGCTTTTTTAGTTGCAGCAGATTTTAGTTCTTCATAACTAACTCTGGGAACAAGGTCTGTATTTTGTCTTCTTATAGGTAAATCTGATGGATCTTTTTCAACATCCAAAGAACCTGTATCCCCTATTAAATCATCTAACTCTTTTCGGATTTGATCCGCTTGTTCAGATATATTTTTCTTTTTGTCTTCACTCATAATATTATATTATAGTTTATATATCTAAATATTCCACAGTAACAAATTAATAATTTGCACAGGATATTACCTATTTTGGTTATATCTTCTTAATTGAATTGATGGAATGGCATTGTCGATAATTAATGCCAATTGATTGTCTCTTACGACATATTGTTGTAATATGTTAACTCTTTGTTCTGCCTCTATAGGTTTTTTAAATAATCTAACGTTTGTCAATTTAATTTGACCAGGCATTAAAGACCATTGCTTTTGAGTAGACCATCCATATGAAGAAATTTCTTTATCTTCTCTTAATACCGATGTAATAGTTTCTTGTAATGAATTTGCGGGTAGCATATTATTACCAGGTTCTAATCTAAATACATCTGCGGTTAATTTATTATATTTGTTATTTAAATTAACTACTAATCCATGCCATGTATCTAATTGTATTGAATTATTATAAGAGAATGTATGTGTGTCTTCGTTTATTTGAACTAGTAATTCATTTGAAGTTGTAGATATTTTTAAACCCTTTCTACTTACTAAACCATCTAATAATGTTGCATTAGGATTGGCTGTAGTTAAATTTGGTTTAAACCATAAAGCAATTGCTAAATTACTATCTGACGCTAAAACAGATTTTCTTTTGTATACTAGTGCTTCTATACCAACATCTGCTATACTACTAAGATCATATGTATTTTTACTAATGATAGTCCACCTGTGTCTAATTTCTGTATCTAATATCGTTAAATTATTATGGATTCTATCTCTAATACCATCACCTACTGGTGTAAATACTGTTTGATATTGTTCAGGTTTAGATACTTGTGCATATTCATCCTTTATCTCTTCACCAAAAACTTCATCTAAACCAGTAACCAATGTATCTAATTCTTCTTCTATTGCAGTATCGGTATGTATTGAACTTGTTCTTTCTTCATATTTTTTCAACATTACTCTCCAATACGTCATTTCCATATTGAATTCATCTGCAAAAGTAACTGAACTTACTTCATACATTCTATTCATTAACGGGAAATAAAGATAATCTCTAGCGCTTGGTTTTTTATGTGCCCCAAATGCCGATTCAAACTGAGTTTTTGTAATGTGAATTTCAAAATCTTCAAATCCCATTCCATATATGTCAAATTTAAAATCATTAGTTGGCATTTCATTATCAGGTACCATAACTTTAAACTCTCCAGAAGATTTCACATTATACAATGAGTATTCCATTAATATAACGTCTTTAGATCTTTTATCAGCTTCTACTTTAAAATATTTAACTTTATGCCCAAACATATCCGTAGACAGATCACTAATCTGTTTATACACGTTGACTGGTTTATTTAAAGCATACGGATCAAATAAATTCTCATTACATTCGACTATTATATTAGCACATCCTATCATTGCATATGGATCATCGCAATCTCCGCAATATTGTGGACACGAAACTAATTCTCCAGCTTCTGTTTCTAAATTAAATGTTAAACTTAATAATGAAAGTGAGTGAGCAGTCGATAATCTATTTACAGTAAATCTAACCGTAATCCA